CATCGCCCGACATTGCGGACCCGTAGCTCAGCTGGATAGAGCATCAGACTACGAATCTGAGGGTCGGGCGTTCGAATCGCTCCGGGTCCGCCACCCTCAAAAAATTCCTTTGAATTTCAATGTCCTGCCGGGCATTTTGTCAAACCTTCACGGCTGGTTTGACAGTCGTTTGTTCTTCTTTCGATCCTCCGATTGATGCCATTGCCGTCTCCGCCATACGGACTCGGGACGCTTTCGCGGTGTAGCGAGTCACTTCCTGCAAGCTTTTGTGGCCGCTGATCGACATGATTTCATGCGGGGTGCAGCCCGCTTCCGCGAGTCGGCGGCAGATCGCCTTGCGGAGTCCGTGGGGCGAAAGGCCTTCAGGCAGCCCTTTCACTTCGCGCACCATGTTTCGAAACCAGTTCGTGAAGCCGGGCGGGGTAAAGGGCTTGCCTTGGGCGGTCGTTAGAAAGGCGAGATTGTCGCGCGGGACGGCATTGATCGCCGCTGCCAAGATCGGATGCACAGGGACCGACACTTCCTGCCCGGTCTTCTGTTGGACGATGGTCAACGCTCCATCTCGGACATGTTGACGCCCCATCCGCACAACGTCGCTGCGGCGCTGCCCCGTGTAGAGCAACAGGCAGAAGGCCAGATGCGCGCGGGTTCCGGGTCGATGATGCGCCATGAAAAGGTCAATCTGCGCTTCATCCCAAGTGGCAAAACCCTCGGTCTTGTTCTTGATCTTGCGGACTCCCGTGGTCGGGTCGTCCCGCCGCCATTCCAGATCGATCGCGTGTTGCATCAAGAGATGCACCATTCGAAGCATATTGTTCGCGGCCGCCGGGGTCTCAGCCTTCGCACCGATGATCTTCTGAACGTGCTGCCGTTCCATCTTCGCGACTCGCTTGTCGCCGTGATCGGCCCGAAAGCGTTCAATGATGCCGCGATAGGTCGTCTTGGTAGACTCCCCCAGCCCCTTCCATTCCGAAGTCCGGTAGAAGCTGGCGACCAGCGCATTGACCGACCCGGGAATGACTTTCGATCTGCCGGCGCTGATCTTCTCACCTTGGGCCGCCTTCTCATATGCCGCCATGAATTCAGGCGACCAGGGCAGTCCCGTAAGGGGAACGCGCGGGAAGCCGGGGCGCCGGTAGTACCAGCGGATTTTTCCATGCCGGTCTTCGAAGCCTTGGCAGTATTTTGGCGGCTTCCGAAGCTGTTTCGACATTACACTTCATCCCATTCGTTAGGTTCGATCCGCTCGGACACGGTTCCCGACAGGGCGTCCAGCGCCGCGTCAAGCTTGCGCAGATCGAACCGGTTGCAGGTTAAAAATTTGATGGGTGACGGGATCAGCCCTTCCTTCAGCATCTTGTCCAGAGTGCTTGGGCTGACACCGCAATAAGCAGCCGCCTCCACGCGCGACAGCATCCGCTTTGCGGGCGGTTCTATGGCGCGTGGGGCGGTCATCAGATCGAGACCAGGCGGACGGCCACGGTTGCGACACCCGGCCCTGCGGCCTTGGCTACGGTCCCGAGTCGGGTGTTGCCGCTGGCGGTCTCAGTCACCAGATCGGCGGTCGCATCCCAGTAGACGGGTTCCCCAAGGCTCAGGGTTTGCGCCCCAACCTTGGGCAGTTCCCAGATGCCAGTGACGGCCACGTCAACCGGCTGCCCAGCCGATGCGCTGCCAAGGGCGACGCCCGCGATGCTGCCCGCGATGACGACTCCGCCACTGGAAACCAGTTCCGGCGCCGGGATGGTGATTTGGCTTCCCGCCTGTACGAAATTCGTGGCCATGTCAGACCCCTTTGCTTGTGAGTGGATAGATGATCGACTGCCGTGGGCGTGATGCCCCGGCAATCTCGGATTCAACGGCGGCAAGGGCGCGGGTAAGGTCGATGTCCGACCTGTATTCCACTTCCTCGCCATTGGAGTCCCGGACCCGTCGGACGCCCGAATAGCGGGCGTCCTTCAGCCGGTCGCGCCAGTCCTGAAGCTGGGCCAGCGTTGCCACTTAGACCCCCGGATTCAGGTAGCCGCCGCGCCAGTCAGTCGCGCCAGCACCGAAGTCGAGAACAACCCGGTATTCCATGCCCAGCACGTCCCAGCCTTCGCGCGAAGCCATCTGCGGACCTTGGGCCGAAGACAGATAGGCGTATTCGAAGCAAGGCAGCGCGGCGGGGTCTGCGAAGACGTACCAGCGGTTGCCCGTGATCCGGGGTTCGACCAACAGGGACAGCTTGCCCCCGAACGGGTTCACGTCATCCACGGTCGCGGCGTAAATCGAAGCCAAGACTTGCTCTGCCGTGGTTTCCAGTTCCGGCCCGACCACAAGATGACGCGGGGTCGCGTTGATCGGCGTCTTGCCGTCGAGACCTTTCATCCCGCGCATGGCTTTCCGGGCAAGCCCCAGATTGGCGACGTTCAAGGCACCCGCCGTACCAAGGTTGCCGTGGGCAGAGTCGAACAGGTTTTCCCCGTCTTCGCCCATGATCGGGTTGGAAAGAAGCAAGCCGACCAGGACGTTGGCTTCCGTCTCTGCCGCCATCCGCCCAGCGGTCGCGCCCCAGTCGCGGAACGCCCCAAGGTCATCGTTGATCAGCGCCTTGCGGCTGATGCTGAATTGGGTCGCGTAGGTTTTCAGGCTGTAGGACTCAACCGCTTCGCCGCGAGTCGTATGCTTGATCTCGCCTTGTTCGGACAGTTCCTGCAGCGCCCCCACGTCGGACAGCTTCAGTTTGGACGCGGGCCGGAAGTCGGCAAGCGTGGTTTGCCGGGCAAGCGCGCGGATCGGCGAAGCTGCCACCTGATAGGCGTCCATCAGCACCCGGTTGCCGGTCGCGTTCAACAGGTTCGGGAAGTCGCTGGTGCCGTGGATTGCCGCCCGGAACAGCGAGTCCGCGTCCATGCCCCGCGTGGACTGGCCAGAGGCTTCCACTGCCGCCCGTGCCATGTCACGCAAGGACTCGGCCATGAAAGGCCGCGCCTGATCGGTCGGCTTGGCGCCGGTCAGCCGGGAATGCAGGGCGTCCGCCCGATGCTGCATGGTCGCGGCGGGGTCTTCATGCGACGGCCCGACCTTGATTTTCGGCAGGTTGGCGCCGCGCTTCTGGATTTCATCGAAGGCAGCCGCCCGAACCTCGGTCACTGTTGCGTCTGCATCGATTTGCCCATCTGCCCAATCGGCGGGAAGGTTGGCAGCCCGGGCGATTGCCCGGATCTCTTTCCGGGTCTCTGCCCGGTCTTCGGTCGTGGTGCTCATGGTCTCTGCCTCTTGCTGGTTTCTGAATTTGGCGCCCTTGTCCGCGCCGATCGGCACGGCAGAGGCCTCGGAGATCGACCAGGCGACTGCCCGGCGGATTCTGCCTTTCGTGATGGGGTCAACCTCATCTTCCCACTTGCTGACCCGGTAGCCGATCGAGACTCCCCGAACCGTGCCTTCCGCGATACGCGCCACAATCGGGGCAGCGTCCGCCGCGCCGGAAAGCTGGATTGTCGCCACCAGCTTTTCGCCTTCGAACCTGTGGCCCGTGATTACCCCGATCACATTCTTCGCCGACTCGCTCTGGTGGCCATCAAGCAGCGGGGCCCCGTCCAAGGCGGTCAGGTCCAGCCCAGCCGGGTCCAGCCGCTCCAAAAACGCGCCCTTGGCATCGCGCCGCACCACATCAGCAAACGTGCTGATAACGGCTTCGATGGTTCCGGCTTCAGCGTTCCACGTCGAAGGGGTGAAGGTCGCTGCCCGGGTCAGATCAATCGCGCTCATTGCTCGAGTCCTTTTCTTTTTCCCAAGGCGGACGCGACAGGGTGACCGGCTTCTGATCGTCCGCTTGGATGTGCCGTCGCCAGCCGGGCTTGAAGTCAGCCGCCTTCATTTGGCGCCCCCTTCTCGGCTGCAATTTCCGCGTCGAGATCGTCCAGATTCCAGCCGCGTTCGGCCACGGCCTTCCGGCGGCTGGTAAGGCCCGCGTCCAGTTCCGCTTTCGTCGCGGTCACGTCCTTCAGGGGGTCCACTTGCAGCGGTTTCGGGGGCAGCCAATCGGCTTGCAGATAGGACTCCGGGCTGGCTTCGAAGCCCGGGGCGTCCAGATCGCCGGAAAGGACTCCGTGCAAGATTACGGCGCGCCAAACGGGGGCCAGGAATTGCGGGACCAGAACCGTGTACTGGACCTGTTCCATGCGTTGCCGGAAGGGCAGAAGCCCCGCCCGCAAGCTTGAATAGTTGGCCCCGGACAGGTCACCAGATAGCATATGATCAGGCAGCCCCAGCCCGGCCGCCAGTTGCCGAAGGTTAAGCTTCAGGAATTCGGCGACCTGTTGCGACTGGGCAGGCGAGTTGAATTTGATGTCGGTGCCATTCGGAAGCCGGATCAGGGCGCCCGGTTCAAGGCTAGGGGTCTCCCCGTCATAGTAGGGTTCCCCGGTCCCGTTCATGTCTGTGATAAAGCCCGCATGCATCGCCGCGACTTGCGCACCCTTCAACAGGGCATCACAAAGCTTGTCGAAGTCGGATGCGGGCAAGATCACCGGCGCAAGCCAACTGACCCCGCGCAACTGCCCGGGGGCCAGTGGCTTGAAAACGTGCAGCACGGACTCGGCTTCGATCCGAACCGAAGGCGAGTAAGTCTGCCAGACCTGCCCGGGTCGCTCAGGCACAATCCAATAAGCAGCCCGCCGCCCGGTCGCGTCCAGTTCCACGCCCGAAAAGATTGCCCGCCCATTGTTCAATTCAGCCGATTTGGACTCGTCCAGAAGTTCCGGCGGAAGCACCCGAAGGCGCGGCCCGTCCGCCGTCTCGCTGATCAGGGCAAGGGCTTCACCGGCCTTAACCATTGAGTCGGCAATTGCCACCTGAAGCCCGGCAAAATCCGTCCGCCCTTCGGCGTCTGCACGGATGCACCAGTCGGCAAAGTAGCGGTTCAGCGACTTCCGGATCTCGGCTTCCGGATGCTTGGCGGACGGCTGAATTCCCGGTCCGACAAGCGCCCCGGCCAAGTTGCCAACGGCATTGGCAATCCACGGATTATTCATGGCCAGATACGAAGCCCGCGACCGAAGGGCAGCACCGGCCGCCGCAGTCTCAGGATTGATCCTGCCGAAGGTGCCCACCCCGAATCCCCGACGGCCCCCGGCCGCCCCGTCAAAGCGACGGACTGGCGCGGGTTCGGGCTTGCCGAAGATGCGGGAAAGCAGCTTCATTCGGGATCACCAACCAGAACCAAGAGGCGTTCAAAGATCGGGCGTAGTTCCACAACCGCGCGCGAACGCACCGGGCGGACCCCACCGGCCTCAGCCGCCTTCGAAAGCGCGACGATTTCCGTTACAGGGATCTCTGCCCATGCGAAGACAGCGCGAAGTTCTTCCGGCGTGACCACGCCGGGCGGCTGGCGCCAGATGTGAAGATTCCAGTCTTCACCCATCGATACGCCCGCAATCGCATTGCGAAGCCCCCCGCGCGAAACGACACCGGCGGCCATCTTCCGGGACGGGGCAACCTTTCCCCCAATCGGATGATCAATGGCAGCGGCGCTCATGGCGGCTTCGATCGCAGGCGCGAACAAGCCTAGACCCATGATCTCGCAGGCCAGCGCCGCCCGGAACACCTCCAAGCGGGAAAACACGAAAGTTCCGCGTGCATCGATCGACCGCAGGGGCTGCAGCACCTTCCGTTCCGAGAGATGCTTTACCCGGCGAATGATCTCAGGATGACTCCCTTCTTCCAGGGCGTCGGCTGCACACAGGCAGCGGGCAATCTCTGTGGAAGTGTACTCGATCTTCATGGCGTTCCCTCTTGGCGGCTTGGGATCACCCATAGCGAGAGACGCGATTCGTATCAACCGGATTCGGTTAACCGTATGTGTTTGACCGAATCGAAGCGCTGCCGTATACAGGTTCCACTCCCTGCTTCTTGATGGTGGTCGGGAGTACCCCTGGGGAGGGGTAACGGTGCCAAGGCAGGGGGCGGCTACGCTTTAGCAGAGTCCGGCCGCCCCCTGCCGCTAAGCGAAAGGGCAAGACATGAGTCAGTCTCAGACTGGGCAGCTTCGAAAGATGGTGCGCAACCTCGCGAAGGCAGGACTGCCCTTCGAAGTCGCTGTTGCGCTTGTCGCCGCCCGGATGCGGGCGGACGGTATCCCAATCACGGAATCCAACCTTGATGTGGCCTTTGCCTAATTCACTTTTGCCGTGAATCTCAATTTAGACGTTTCTTGAAATTAATTCGATCTTCCCACATGCTGATTCTATCGAAACAGATGGAGTCGAAAGATGCTGCAAGTTAATGATCAGCCAATTTGGATTGGCGCTGCGGTCGGACAGTTCCCCGCGTATCACCCGGCAGTTTTCCAGCGGGAAAACGGATTTGAACCGGGCCACATGTGCCAGCTTGACGGAAGTCTCTGGGTCTCGGAAGTTCCCTACCGCTGCGACAACCTAGTAAAAGCTACGAACTTTTCGGCTTTGCTGCTTGCAGCGGAATTCTGATTCTATGGCAATTTAGATCGAATGGAGCCAAGCAATACAGAATGTTACGAATAGCTGCGCATCTCCGCTGCACTCCCAAGAAAAGCAAGGTTGAAAGCGATTCCGCGTCGAATGCTTGTTGCACCTCTCTTAACTTGGCTTGCTTGCTCAGATCAGAGTGGAATAATTGTGCATTGAACAGTGTGGAGACCAGATCGCTAAACTCATAGTTCTTCCAGCCTGAAAGGTGTTCCGTATCGCTCCATATTGACAGGTTCCTATCTAGCATATTGGACACTTCCGGCTGGGAAAACATCTCGGCCACTAGATCACAAGTCTTACTAAAGTTTACGTCTTCCTGTGGCGCTTGCATCGGACGGTAGTCCATCAGAAGCCCCTTAATCCGATGCCGGTCTATTCCCAAACCGGTCGCGGCCAGCGGCTTGTCAGGCTCATTAATGATCGAAATGCTGATCGTGGACCTACCTTCCACTGCGTCTCTGTAATTGTTCAAGAGTTCTTCAGCCCTTTCTTTGAACAGCAAAAGGCGTCTAACTTCCTTGTCGGATGCTTGCCTTGTTGAGTCAAAAAGCAGATCGGATTTGTCCACGCTATTCCTATTGTTCCAGCCACTTGCTTCGAACTACTCTATCAGCTTTCTTTGGCGCCGCCATAGTTGAGACTTCCGCCTCTCGCCTATCAAGGTTCACGTTCAGGGCGTGTCGGGCTGCCAGCGCATACACAAGGCAGTCCAACGCCTCGGCCCGGCGCCCCGGTATCCGCTCAAACCGCCGTACCGGCGCCCCTTTGACGTACCGCACAACCGCCCGCTCCGAAGTGACCTGCTCATAGTAGTCCGCTTCAAGCCGGTTGCTGAATCGGATCGTCTGGCCACGGGTGAGGCGTTGCAAGATTTGAGACTTCAGCCCGTCCACGCCGACAAGGAACAACGGAAGACCCTTCGCGCTTGATCGCTGCAGGGGCGGGCGGTTACCTGCCACCCCCTTCCCGGCAAGTATCTTCCGGGCGAAACGGGCGCGGCAGTAGTCATAGACCTTGGCAGTCCAAGCCCCATCCCCGGAGTCAATGATCGCAGCATCTAGTTTCAGCGTCCCGCCGCCCGGATGCTTGAATGTGGTCTTTAGCAGTTCGTCCAGTTCGGCCCACGTCGAGTCGTCGCCCGGGCTGCCCCAGATCACCGAATGCCCCAGCACGAAGGCAGCTTCCCGCCCATGTCCGGTATGGGTCACCTCCAGCCGGTCGTGTTGAACGTCGACTCCGGCCGTGATCGCCAGGGCCTCGGGCGGGATTGCATCTAACCCAAAGTCTTCGGCGCGGGCGGCGATTGCATCCGGGTCGGCTTCGTCGGCTGCCTCGCGCCAGCCCTGCCCAAGGATCGTATTGACGAAAACTTGCAGCGTGTCGGGCTGCCCCTTCGCCTGTAGGAATTCCGCTGCCAGCTTGCCCCAAGACGCATTGGCCAGAGTCGAGACCAAGGCGTTCAATCGGAAGCCTGCATGGCCCTTCACCTCTGGACGGGTTGCCCTCCAGGCGCCATCCGCGACCATAGAAGCCTTGAACCGTTCGGGCACCAGTTCCGCGCAATGCGGGCAGCGGAACGCGGCCGTCTCCGGCCGATCGGGCTGCCACTCGATATGCTGCCAAAGGATCTCCGAAAAGGCCCCGCACTCAGGGCAAGGCACTTCAAAGACTCGTTGATCGGAAGCGGCATAGGCCCGCAAGACGTGCGATGTTGAGTCATGGGTCGGGGTGCTGCCCAAAATGATCTTGCGATTGCCGAAGGACAGAGTCCGCCGTTCTGCCAGAGTGATCGGGCTACCCTCTGCCGTGTTTTCCATGGCGTCTGCTTCATCGATTAGCAGGATGCGCACGTTGTGGCGGCGAAGGTTGCGGGGCGCCTTGGCTGCCACGATCTTCAGAGACCCGCCCGGGAAGCGCCGGGACAAAAGGGTATTGCGCCCGGACTCGTCCGCCTCGGCTGCCAGTAGCCCGGCAATGCTCGGGGTCGCTTCGAAGATCGGTTCAAGGTCCGACACCACATAGTCTCGGCAGTCGGCTTCGGTCGGCAACAGCACCAGGATCGGCGAAGGTTCATTTGCCACGAATGACGCAACCGCCCCAGTGATCAGAGTCGACAGGCCCACCCGCACCGGCTTGACCAGCGTCACCCGCTCAATAGCTGGGTCGCTGATCGCATCCGCGATTGCCCGCTGGAAAGGCCAGAGACGGACAGGGCCGGGCGTGGCGCTGACACCTTCCGGCAACCGCATCTCGGATTCAATCCATTGCGACAGGTTCGATCGCGGCGGGGGCTTCAGCGCGGCAAGCGCCGATCGGCGGACAAGTTCAATTGCTTCCATCTTCGGCCCCTGAAAGATCATGCAACGTGCTGCGGATTTCCCGGTCAATCTCGCTCAGATCGTGCGGGGTCAGATGCCCCAGACGTGACCCTACCCGCGACGGAAGCGAAAGCAGCCCAGCCCGGACCCCGCGCAGCACCTCGGACCATTCCCGCGCCACTTGGGCAGCCGGGATCAACTCGCCACGGGCAGCGGCGTTTGCCCTTTCCGCCTTCTCTGCCAAAGCAGCCGCAAGGCGCAGCTTCTCGGCTGCCATGGCGTCACCGCCCTTGGAAGCGTGTCCCTTTTTTGTGAGGGCTTCCCGTAAAGCGTGGCAATAGGCCCGGACGGCTTCCCGCCGGTCATAGGTCGCTGGTGCCACCCGTTTAAGGATTCCGTCGCGGGTCAGGGTCCGAATTCGGCTGGCAGTCAGCCCCAGCAAGTCGGCCAGGTCGGTTTCGCTGATTTGGTCGCTGGAAACGGGAGATGGATTTGAATTGATCGGGCCGCCAAGCAGGTCCGCCAAGGGGTCATTTGCCCCAAGTGGAAGTGAGTCAATTTTCGATTTCATTTGCATAGCGCTTTCTTTTGGGGTCCGCGTCCCCCGCAACCCGGCCCCACCGGGAAGGACCCAAGGGAGATGGATGATCGAACGTGATCAATGATGCCCTTCATCCCAGCAACTCCGCCAAAGGATCGGAATTCGGGTCTGGCAGGGGCGAACAATCCAACCCTCCCCTAAAGGGGAGAGGGGTTGGCTTATGTTCGGCCTCCCCCAGCCATTGACCGGGCCACTCTTTGACCGAACATTCGGCAGGATTCGCCCCCTGTTCGCCCTGTTCGGGTAGGTCGTCAAAGTCGTCCAGCCCCATGAAATCACTCAGGCGAACGTGCATCTCAGTCTTGCCTTCAGGCACCAGACGAACAATCGCCCCGCATTCGGCAAGTTCTTTCCTTGTGGTGCGGAAGATGGCGCCCCGCGACTCTTTGTTCGGGCTGTCGGACAACGCCCCTTCTACCACGCAAGCGTCTCTCCACCGGCTTTCCGGGATCAATCCTGAAGGATCATCAATCACAATGCATTTTAGGATTGCCGCCGCCGCCGCTTGTCGGTCGGTCAGCTTCACCCGCATTGGGTCAGCCGACAGTTCGCGGCAACGGGGCAGAGTGATCGTATCCCCGTCTTCATCGGTCCCTCCGTCTTCGGTCGCGATGCTGAAGGCAATATCCAGATCGCACGGGCCGTTTCTATTCTTTGTCAGCTTTGCCCGGACAATCCCGGACTCGTCATCCCGCTTCACATGCAAGGCCACGTCTAGCGCCCCGTTCAGGATCGAGTGCCCGCGCGGGGTTCCGGTCTCTGCCTTGGTATCGTGATGCACCAGCACCACGGCCGCGCCGCCCTCTGCCAGCTTCCGCGCGACGGCCACAACGTTGCCCATCGACTCGGCGCTGTTCTCTTCCAAGCCCGGGAAGGCCATGGCCAGCGTGTCGACAAAGACGATTGCAGGCTTCTGGGTCTCTATCGCCTCTAGCAGCGCGGTCACGTCCGGGGCGTCCGGGTGCAGGTTGCTGACACCTTCCACCAGCCGGAAGCCCGGGGCGTCCCCGTAGGCTGCCTTCAGCGCGCGGACTCGGCCCCTCATGCCGTGGGGGTCTTCAGCCGCGACGTAGAACGCCCCACCGGCCCGGACACGCTGCCCGAAGGCTTCCCGCCCTTGCGCCACGGCATAGGCCAGGAACGGCGATAGCAGGGACTTCCCGGCACCCGGGGCGCCGAAGATGCATCCCACGTCGCCAGGCGCGATAAGGCCCTTGATCACATAGCCCCGCGACGGTGCGGCTTCACAGTCGGCCGGGCTGAGGAAGGTCAGTCGGGAAGGCGGGGCGGGCGGGATCTCGGCTTCACCGGTCCAGCCCCATTCCTTCGCAATCTGGAATAGAGTACCGATACCCGTGCCCGATCTTTTGAAGCTGCGCCACGTCTGCCGCTGGGCTTTCTCGGAATACTTCTCGGGGCAGCGTTGGGACCACTTGCACCAGAGGCGGAAGCCCTCTGCCGCATGTTCCTCTGACCCGCTGGAAACGTCCTTCAAGGCCATGCCGATCTTTAGCCAAGTGTCCCGATCGGAAGCGTCTTTGATCTTCCCCAGCGCCTTGCGGATGCGCTGCCAGTCGGGATCAGGCTTGCCCCAATCCCAGTCATTTTCCGGATCATCTGCCGCCGGGCGGACGTCTTGCGGGAAGGTCAGAGTCGGGACGACTCCGAGATCCAACAGTTCCGGAAAGATCGGCCGTTGCCAGCGGTACGGCTTGCCAGTGTCCGGATGGATAGACGGGGGCAGCACTGCTTGCTTGCCCGTGCCGAACAACTCGATCTCCCAAGCCCGTCGGCCATCGCTCAAACGCTCATCTGACTTGGCCAGCTTCTCGGATCGAAGCGGGACCTCAGACCAGAAGTAGAAGTGTCGGCCGGTCTCTGACCCGCTTATCACAGTCGGCAATTCGTCCAGCGTGGGGACCAGACGCCGCGCGGTTGCCCAAGCTTCTGCCGCTGCCTCGGGCGTGCGAATGTCGAGATCGATCAAGTGCAAGTAGCCCGCCGGGGTCTTCGAAGGTTCCCCTAGCCGGATTCCGACGTTGGCCCCTTCAATGTACTGGGCATCCAGGTCAGCCCGTGTAGCCCGTGCGGCGGTTGACCAGCCATCGGCGATGGGTCGTTTCTGACCAGGGTGCAGCCAATGCAGCGCCACGCCCATGTCCAGAAGTTCGGCCAGAGGTTGCCCGATAGGGGCGTTTTGTGCTATAGATCGTTCCACGTTGAGACCTTCCGACAGCCGTTCCCGTGCCAGCGGGGCGGCTGTTCCTTTTTGGGTTATCGTTACCCCGGAAGGTTTGACAAACTCGGGAATTTTCCTTGTTTTTCAATGGTGGCGAATGGGTAGGTTTGACAGGGTAAGCTGTTGATTTTGCTTACCCATGCCAGTCGCTCCGGGTCCGCCACTCACCCTTGAAATCGTTGATTAATTTAATGCGCCGTTGAGCGTACCCATCAATCAACCCACACTCTCCAAAACGCTTGTTTGGCCG